AATACATTGTATTCAGTGGTAATAAAAAATGCCAAGACATTCTTAGAAGCAGGCGGCAGTGCGGTCTGGAAGATGATTGATTTTGACCACAATCGACATCAACAAGAGCAAGCCAGACAACTCAGCAAAGACATGGGATTTTTTTGGTTCAATCTAGTAGACCACGGAAGAAACAACGGACCGGTATTTGATAAAAATAAAAATCTATCGCACGTGATAGGCAAGCCATCGACCACAAGTTTTGAAGTGCTATGGCACGATAAAATACATAATGAAGTGACACTAGGACATCTGATGAATTCTCGTCCGCCTCGCCCAATCAACTGCCAAGTAAAACAAGACAAATCTGTGTATATCTCCAGTGTGGGGGAAGTATATCCTTGTTGTTATATGGGGTACAGTCCTAAGACTTACGGAAATGGAAACTATTACGGCCCAATCAACAAGCAAATCAGACCCATGATCAGTCACAACAATGCATTGGAGAGGCCGCTTGCGGATTGTATTTCTTGGTTTGATAAAATTGTTGAATCCTGGGAAATCGATACATTTCAGCAAGGGCGGCTGGTGATTTGCAATGACACCTGCGGCACCAAAACCAATAAATAACCCAAAGGCCCTTGAACGCAATGCAAAAACGCACCCGTAGTCTATTGGAAGAACTAGATTCGATGTATGTTGAGCGTGAGCGCGACTTGATAATAGAAAGCCGCGCATCAAACATCATTGCTGGTGCTATCAACTTGTTAGAACAGATAGATGCTTCGTATTCACCGGAGCAAGCAGAAAATCTCACACGCAAACTGCTGAATGCAATCCGTACCCGGGATGCAGGCCGTTTTGCCAGAACTGTAAGGCGTAGTCATGCAAATCAATAAACTGCTGGAAGGCGGAAACGTATTCAAAACCAAAGACGGTGAACCACTCACACAACGTATCAATCGTGCAGATGTGCCTGCCACAATCCACTGGATAGAACAAGTGACCGGTATAGAATTCCCCAAGGACCGTTGGCTAGGATCAACTGGTAAGAAACCCACATCTGGGGACTTGGATCTTGCTGTGGATCTCAATCAAGTGAGCAAAGAACAGCTGGCCGGAATCCTCACACAATTTATACAAAGTCAAGGAGCCGATCCTAGAGAATATGTGGCCAAAAAAGGTGAGGTACACTTCAAGACACCCATTGGTGGTGACGCTAATCGCGGATTTGTGCAGACTGACTTCATGTTCTTTCCTAACTTGGACTGGGGCGGATTCTTCTATAGCGGCGGCGAGGATTCTGAATACAAAGGCGTTAACCGTAATATATTGATGTCCAGCATAGCCAAACAGCAAGGACTCAAAGTGGGTGCCAACGGAATGTTCTCTCGAACTAGCAATGAACTAGTCCAGGGCGGCATGGACCCTGACTACGTGGCCAGTGTGTTACTAGGACGCGGCGCTACCCGCGACAACTTAAAGAATGTAGAATCAATCTATGCTGCACTTAGCAATGATCCTGATCGTGAAGCCAAGACAGCAGACTTCCGTGAGTATCTAGCCCGAGAAGGTATACGAGAGCCCGACATGACGGTGCGTGAAAGTGATGCCAACTTCCTAGCTCGCTTGCGCGACCGTATTGTGAATCAAGGCATGCAGCCTTTGATTGAGACCAAGCGATCATATCAACTGTACGAGCAAGAACCTGCTGCTGTTGGTGGCAAAGCTAAAGGTATCGAGCACTTGGAAGACTATGTGTTCCGTAGTGGATCTGCAGGAGTGGATCGCGCACTACAAATAGCCAATTCATTCTATGATGATCCCAAAACAGGATCAGTGAAATGGGACGGCAGACCTGCTGTGGTGTTTGGCCGTAAGCCAGAGACCGGAGAGTTTGTGTTAACTGATGATGCAGGATTCACAGCCGCCGGGTATGATGGGTTGTTTACTAGTGCAGATGCCATAGCCGACGATATGGCCAGACGAGATGCCAATGCTGCTGCCAAAGGAAATGCAGCCACCAGAGTCCAGACTTTGTTACCCACATACGAAACTATCTGGCCATATCTCGAAGCTGCTACCCCTCGAAACTTCCGCGGCTATGTCAAGGGCGACCTGTTGTATACTTCGACACCACCAACGGAAGCTGGTAATCTAGTATTTCAACCAAATACTGTACAGTATCGTATTCCTGTGAGTAGCCATATAGGCAAGAAGATAGCCAACAGCGATGTGGGGGTAGCTGTGCATACCATGTATGAAGATACAGATGCACCTAAGCAACCACTGAGCGGAGTAAAATTTAATCCTGTAAACGGATTGTTTTTGATTGAACCGATCTATGCCGAATCTGTAAAGAAGAATCCTGCTATAATCAAGAACATCAAATCAATGTTGCAGCAGAATAGAGCATCAATAGATACCCTGTTCAATCCAATGGAACTACGTGCTATGAAGATCACTGACTTGGCCAAGTTGGCCATCGACTACATTAACAAACGTGTGGATCCAAATCACAAAGCATACACCGGAGACTTCCGCGATCTAGTGCCGGGATTCATGAGTTGGCTACAACAAACACAGACTCCACAGAAAGTCAATAATATAGCTCAATACCTGCGTAGCCCCACCAGCAACGAACAGGGATTAGCTGCTGCATTTTTGTTGTTTGAAATGTTGCATGATCTCAAACTGGATCTGCTGGGCAAACTTGATGCACAAGTGCCCGGCAACGAGGGATGGGTGTTTGCTACTCCTGTAGGGTATGGCAAAGCGGTGAACAGATTCGACTTTACTGCTAGAAACAAAGCCCGAAACAACCCGCCAACTCGATGATTTTTTGCCAGATTCATAAATAAGAGTAGGGCAAAAGCCCACTTTTTAGGAGATTTTAAAATGGCAGTATTTACACAAACAAACGGTACCACACAACCAGTGTTCAACATGGACACGGCCAATGGTAACATTGCAGGCACAGCTAACATCGCTGCAACTGGATCGGTCAACTTCCAAGGCCCCAAGCTGGATTTCTTCAGCTTGGTAGCAAATGGTGCGTTAACCACATCGGCAAACGTCAATGGCTACATCAACAATCTGATGCAAGCTATTCAGACCAAAGGCACAGTGGCGATGTACCAGGTCAGCCCAGCTGCACCCACAATTCTTAACTTGGCTATCTATCCAACAGGCGCTTACAGCAATGTCACATTGTTGGCCACTGCTAACACCAGTGCCACAGTGGCGTCCGGTGGTCAGAACCTGCAATTGAATTCATGTGCAGGCAACGCTTCGTTCGTCACAAGCGCAGCCAACTTTGCTCCTACCTAATTTCGGGTAGAGGTAAACAATCAAGGCCCTGGTTTATTTCCAGGGCTTTTTTTTGGCCGTAAATACGCCATGACCCTGAGTATTCGTGTAACAACTGATTTTGATTGTAGACCCACTGGTGTAACTGGACACTATCGTCCTAATATCTTACCTATTACCGACCAACAGGGGCAGACTGTGACCAATCAATCCACCTGGCTGCGAAGTAGAAATCAACAACGCAATTGGGAAACTATAATGCAGTTGATAAGTCTTTACACCCAACCTTTGCGTGTGAGTCGTGTGAGATTAGAAAATCTTCGCTGGCAGTTTGATTTTGACACAGACCTAGAAGATGTGTTCCGACTTGACAATGATCCAGTGGGTCGTCTACGGCAAGCATGCACTGGTGTGCCTGTGATAAACTATGTAGAACAAGAACTCACAACATTATTGCATCCAGATGTGAACATTTGGTTTGAGTCTCTGGACCATAAATAACTTCATGGACACCACAGATATTGAAAAGAAAAGCCTCGAAGCCCACGTTGAACTGTGCGCCGAACGCTATCGTAATCTTGAATTTCAATTGGCATCAGCTAATGCCAGTATCGGTAGTTTGAAATCAATGATAACAGAAGTTCATGAGATGGTTCATAAAATGGGTGCCAAACGCAACGATCAATTGATTGGTTGGGGTATAGGTGTCATTGGATTTCTTATCGCCACAGTGGGGTGGCTACTATCACGTTACGTATTAGCATGAAAGCCAGTCGCAAACTTGCTGCATTGGCAGAAAGAGAACTGC